CCAAGAAGTAAAAAGAAAGAAAACCTTCAGGGGTTGACGACCAGCACGTTTCGCTTCACTCCAGACTTTCCAGTCTGGAGCTCCTTGCCCGGACGGGGACCCCCTCACGTCACTGAGGGGTGCATTAAGTGCCTGCGCCTGCAATTGGCTTGTGTGGAAAACAGGTTACTCATTCACCTTTCCCCTACTCACAAACCAGCCTGTCCATGACCATTCTGGCTCGTCAGGACTTTGACTGCCAGTCATTTTGTCGCCAACAACTTTGGAGTTTGAATGGCAGACGTGGTCCCTCCCGTCTTTGCGAGGGAGGCCAGAGCAGTACGAATAGCAGGCAGATCTGACACCGCCCACTCCGCGGGAGTAGAATCGGATACTTCATCTTTCCCGGGGTTGTCTTCCTTCTGCTCGGATGCATGTACCAGCTGCCGAAGCGCTGGTCCGGTGAACACTTCAGTTGGACCCATCTCATTCAGGGCGAGCTCGAACTCCAGAAAAGCCATTCCGAAGATCGTGCTTGCTGGGATCGACGATTGGTTGAACCACAGCATCAGAGTGCCCTGAATGCATTGTGTGCTGATGGTCGAAGTGGCAATAGCTGACGGTGTCTCAGCATAGAACCACTTACTTCTGTCGAGATATGGAGTGAGATTGAGTGTCACTCGACTCCACACCGGGGCGTACGCAGAACACTGGAAGTTTGCGTACCCCATCGCGGTGGTCAACGAAGAAGTAGTGATGACCTCAGGATCATACGCCATAGCAATTGTTCCCGTATTGCTTGTCGTCACACTGAGGGGCTCGTACACCACACGAGCCTTGAGGAAGCAGAATCGCCGCCATGGTTGGGCAATGACGCCAATTGGGCAGTATCCCTGTGGGACCCCATAGTTGGAGTTTTGGCAGCAAATACGTGGATTCATGTACACGTAGTTGCTAGTTGCCGCGCCAGCATCTTGGAATTGAATTCCTTGAGTGCCGGTTGTCGTCAGTCCCTGAAATGCACAGCGGCCGCGGACGATTGTGGCAGGTGAGCCGTTGACCATCCTCGTTCCCGTAACGGTAATAGAATTGATGGATCCGCTGCGGGAACCCCGTACGGTTGCGGGTTCCAGGGCGCTGTTGTTGAGCCGGGCCTTGTTGTGCCCGCCGATTCCCTGTTGAGGATGCTTCGTTCGGACGATCTTCTGCTTGCCTCCTCCATTTTTCTTGTTATTTCCCTTCCGATTTGGCCCTGGATTAGCTTCAACTCCGACAAGTCCATCGACATAAGGAGTTCCTGATCGAGGACGAGAGTTGGACGCTGCTGCACCAGATTCGGGCTTGTCCGGAGAAGGGACGACCCATGAGCGCTTGTCGCCGCTGCCGCGCTCGCGGAGTCGTGGTATAGGGGCATGGGCTCCAGCGGCGGAGGGAGAGAGGAGCTCAGATACTGTGGATTCGATTCCCTGCACAGCATCTCTTCCTGCCCGATAGACACCACCTGCGATGTCGACGACTGCGCGGTCGGGACGACCGCGTAGTAGGTCTGAGACCCCATCCTCAACGCCGGACGCAAGGTCATGCATGACCTGTCCGACGATGGAAGATTTTGCCTCAGTGACATGTTCAGCGGTGTCGACGATAGGTGTGAGAATTCGATTTCGAGGATGTTTACGCACCATTCGATGCGAGGGACTTTTATCAGGACATCATGATTAGAAGCTTAACCTGAATTTTGTCTGAACATCGAAACTCATTCGCTGTGCGAACAAGTTATCAGTGTACGCTGTCTCCATTCCAGTGTACAACTGAAGACACCACCTGTCGTCTTTGATACCCATGAGAATATGTTCACACGGGATTCCATTGATCGTTCCATACATACGATCGCCAAACCGTCTCATCAGATAACTGATGTAGTCGTGTATGATTTTACGACATGTGAGGTTTGGCCAGCTTTCAACGTACAGTGCTCCTGCACGAAGAAGATGCCAGCGGACATCGTCCACTTCCGAACCCCACCACAGACTACACAGAATCTTCTCTGTGTCTGGGCATGGGAGCCAGAAGCCAAACATCCTGACGGTTGTTTGTGAGAGAAAACTGAGCTGCTCTGCGGGGAGAGGTTTTTCATTCGGAGTACTCATTACTACTCCCAGCTCAGCAGAGAACTTGATGATATTCTCTGCGTTGAAAAAGGACGCCACATCCTCAGAACGGGTAAGAGTATTATCATCTCCGTTCAGCGATCCTTCAACATTTTCATGGTATGAGGGATAATTGCATAGCTCTTCTGGACACGCTCTTATCCAGCAGTAAGCTAGCACACGGTACAACACCATCGTATTATCAACGATGGTATTTGCGGAGCCGCTGGGATTTCCGGTATGCTTCTGCACCAGCTCGCCATTCTCAAGAACGATGTAGGAGTGAATGATCTCCTGATACAATCGCTCAAGACGAGTACGAGTCTCTGGTGTTTTATACTGAGATTCCAGACTCTCCCAACGAAACTCCATTTGGTCCAACAATGCTTGTTCAAACACGCTAGAGTCCCAACTACTAGCGTCGAAGTCCCAACCGAGCGGAAAACGCCTTAACCGCTCGATCAAGTGATGCCAACCACGAGCGAACTTGGTACGCCCCACAAACGACCAAGTACGATCAGCATCATAGAACAGATTGTTGAAGTGAAGGCACAAACGTGTGAGTGCCACTGTGTGCTCTATAGGTGAAGCCGTAAAGGTTCGAATACTATTGGCTTGCAGCTTCTCGATCGGACGCATCTCGACCTTCTGCGTGCAAGTCCAAATCGGGTGATACGACGTTTCGGTCGCCACCAATTCGTTCCAATACCAATCAATCACCGATTTACACTCAGTGGCCAACATTTCAGCTTTTGTATGAAACTGAAGGTTCCACGGGAATCCTGCTGAACTGGTTTTCTCCAGTTCCCCTATAGCCTCCTCTTGCTCGATGATTTTACTCCCTCGAACATAGGGGCCAAAGTGGGTTCTCGCCCAGGTGCAAGCCAAAGCCCATGCCTTCTTATCATAAGTTGGCTGAGGGCGATCATACTTGGCACATGATCGAAATCCAGCATGGATATTCTTGACCACCCATCGGTGCGATTGTGGATAGGGAATATGATATTCATCCATAAAGTCCCGAAAAGCTATGTTCTCAGTGACTTTGTTATCCATTTTCGCAACGCGAGTGGTCCAGCCCACGTGGTCCACGTTGTTATTGACGAAATATTTCCTGAAGAGGTGAGACTGAGCCCCGTTCCCCTTCGCAAAAACTGGTCTGCTGACATACTTGGAGTATATGGAGGCCCAGCTGTCCTCCACACTCCCCTCTAGTTTTTTGTAGAGGGACGCTCAGCAGTATTGACGGTGTTTCCGATTCGACCCGTGTGCAACCCGACGACATTGCCGTCGATATCAATGAGAGGCGCACCACAATTGCCGTTCATAGAATCAGCAGTGTGCCACACTTCATCACCATTGCTACCACGGATAACTCCCACGGAGACCTTGAACTGTCCACTTGTGATACGCTTCTCATCCACATCTGACACCAAACACACTCTTTGTCCTGTCTCAACCTTACGGGAGAGACGGAGACTTGGAATGTGATGGAGCTCTTTGGGCTTCTTGAAAGCGATCAGATCATCTGTGAGTTTTACCCCATCAGACTTCTTGAAGCAGACTGAAGTGTCTCCGTACTGGAAGCAGATCGGCGCATCATCAGCCGGATTTTGCCCAAATGCATGCTCGCACGTGACAACAGAATCCGAGAGAAGAGTTGCGCACAAACCCATCACATCAGTTTTTGCAAACCCAATGGCCTTGTGAGCCTTGCTGACATCAAAAGGAGGGCCAGTGATGATACCCTCTATTTCTTTTTCTTGATGTTTGGGCTTTGGAAATTGTGCCTTGAGATCCGGTTTCTTTCTGCGGTGGACCTTACCGCAATTTCGCGAGCAGTTCGGAATTTTGCACAGACCCTCCTTACGGCGAACACGATAAATCGTGTCACCACGGTCATAGGCGGTCCAATCACCGGCAAAGTGACCCACGGCAGAACCATAGTCCTGCTCCAGTAGCTCACCCATCCAGCTCTCCTCGTCCTCATCATACTCCACCAGGGAGCCAAGAGGAAGACGAATCAATTCATTCCGATCGTTCTTGTAGAATAGAACTCGATTTTTCAGATCGAGCTCTGGGTCATCCACAGAACCACCACTCACAGTCCAGAGTTGTTTTCTTTTAGCACGCTTCGCAGCCCTGCGATCGCGTGCGCCCTTGCCTTCCTTACCCTTGCTCACATAGTTGACGGTGGCTATTCCAGCCCCAATCACGAGCGCGAGTAATGCGATGGCCAGTCCAAGATCACGAGCACCCACTCCTTTCACGAAGGTTTTCACCCTCGAAAACCAAGAGTACGACTCAGTGTATCCCAGGCCAGCGGATGATGAGGAAGAGGATGGCTCTTGTGCCATTTTCTCACTCTTGTCCCACTCCTTTTCAATCGCCTTCTGTTCCTCAGTTTTTGCTTTCATCGACAGCGCAGCTGCAGCGCGTTCTAAGAACTTTGCTTCATGTTTCTTAACCGCTGCTTCTTTCGCTTTTTCGACGAGCTTCTCGGCGTGGCCAACGCCGGATTCCAGGATTTGGTCTACTGGGGTCTTCTCTTCACCGCTCCACAGGAGCGACTTGAGAATTAACACACCATTGATCGCCGACACGGCCACCAGCAACATTGCAGATGCACGCTGAAAGGTGCTGAGAGTGCTGCTCAACCCCCCCCCGAAATACACGAGGGGCAAGAGAGCAACAGTGAAGATAACATCAAAGATATTGAAGAGTTGAGTCTTCATCTCAGATCTAGATGCTTCTTTCTCAGCTTCCGTACCTTTTTTGGTCAGCTTTGTATACACCTGCTTGATGACGACAGCTACTAAGGCAGCGAATGCAACCTTTTCTCCGACGTCTTGCCAGTACCCAGCTTTCCCCTTCTTCCAGAGTCTGGAGCCAATAGCTCCGACACCCAGAACGCCTGCCAAGGCAAATCCTACTGCGGGTGCAAAGAATGCGGTGCAAACCACCACTCCCGTACACCCCAGATAGATGGGGGGGTCATCCTGTTTCGAGATCCACTTGACCCATTTGAGGAATCTCTTACACTGTGCGAGGAAACACAGAAGGGACCAGGCAAGCCACGAG